CTTCTTTTTTTGCTAAGTTATTGACATGAACGAAAAAACTTTGTTTTTCTAAATAAATTTTATTTTGTTTTATGCCAAAATCTTTTGCAATTTTTGTACTTAAAACGCTATCATAGTCTGTAAAGCTTGGACTAAAACAATAGGTAACTGCCTCAAAGTCAACACCTAATTCTCTAAGGCAGTGTGCCAACATTTGACTATCCATTCCACCACTCAATAACAGATATATTTTTTTGTCTGTATTGCACTTCTCAGACAAATAATCTAACATCTCTTCTTTGAAAGATTTTAAATTTTTTTCAACAGAATAATCAATTTCTATTTGATATTCATTAATATTGATAAACTTGTGAATCATTTTTTCATTGTTTGAACAATGTAATTGACAGTCGATGAGTGTTGTTTTTGTTGTGATTTAACATACTCGGTAAAAGTTTTTGGAGTCTCTAAACCAGAAACATCAAAGAAATAATTTTTACCAAAATATTCTTTTACTTTAGGATCTTTTTTAGCCTCATTAAAAACTTTGGCATACCATTCTAAAATTTCTGGCGCAGTATCTTTTGGTAAAGCGATACCCCAAATCAATTGTGCTTCAATATTTTTATTGATTTCATTGAATGTTGAAACATTCAGACTAGAAATTTTTTCTTGTTGAACTAAACCAACAATTTTAATGTTACCAGAAGCAAACTGTTGATATGCAACAGAAAGAGGAACAGTTCCAAATCTAACATGACCACCAATAATATCAGTCATTGTTTCTGCTGGACCTTTATGCTCAACACGAATTACACTTGGATTCTTTTCTCTTGCTTTAACATTTAAAAGAATGGTTTCGAGTGCGAGTCGACCAGCACCTCCAGAATCTGCAACAACAACATTCTTATCTTTCAACAGCACATCAATAAACTGTTTTGGACTTTCAACTTTATCGTTTTTGTTTGCAATCACAACAAGTGATGTTTTTGCAAGGCCAACAGCATAAGAAAAAGATTCTACAGAATATGGAGAAGTTTTCGAATCATGAAATGCAGGAAAGGTATAGTCCATCGCAGCAAGACCGCCAACACTAATAATGTTAATGTGATGGCCATCATTTGGCATCTTAACGAACTGTGAAGAACCGACTGTGCCACCAGCACCAGGTTTATTTACGATGATAAATTTGACTCCAGTTTTTTTCTCTGCTGCTTCAGCCAAAGGGCGAATAACTAAATCATTTCCACTACCAGCAGGAAATGGAACAGTTATTTCAACAGGTTTGGTTGGTTGCCATGCAAAAACAGAAGAGCTTGTCAACACTAAAAATAAACTAATCAAATACCTTTTCATTTTCTCTCCTTAAAGTCATAAAAAAAATCATTGTTATTTCTTGCAGAGTGTTTATTAAACTTCTCTACTGAATATAACTTTGTTGCTATTTTAAAATCCGGTATTTTAAATTCAGGTACAGTTAAAGAAGCATCATAGAAAAGGGTTTTGTTATTTGGCTGTGCCGCAAACTGACCATTATCTAATTTGATAAAGTTGTAACTCTTATGCTCTTCAACTGTTTCAGAAAATCCTGTATTCAAATAACCAGGGTCGTTTTGACAGAAATCTACGGTGAACATATATTCACCAAAATGCCAATTTCTATCTTTGTCCAAGAATTTACATTTCAACATCCGTAAATTATCTTTTTCAATTACAGTAATATTATAACTCAAACAGTCCCATATTTGCAAGTAGTCCAAAGGCAAAGATGCATCATTCAAGTTTTCTTGCCTTGAAACAAAAGAGTGTAGTGGCAGTTTATCATATAATGCGCCATAGTTAGGCAATAATGCTTCAATGCGAAATGCTTGATTCTTAATACACTTGATTGTCAACCATATACATGGTTCGTATTCTCCAAAACCTTTTTCAAAGTCGTAGAGAAATTCTTTTTTAACAAAACATTGAACGGGAGGTAAGTTATGAACAAGAAATGCCATAATAATATTTCCATGTTAAAGTAACCCCGAATGGTGCGCTTGTATCAGAGGCGTTCGGGGTGTTATTAAATTTATTTAGTCTTCAATTACAAGTTCATAATCTTGTTTTGAAACACCACACTCAGGACAACCAACTGAGTCTGGCAACATAGCATAATCTTCTTCTGTTAAAATGTGGCCACAAACCACGCAGCGATAGTATCTCATTACGCAATCTCCTGTTTCATTTGTTGGTATTTTGAAGCATGAACTTTTTCGGCACCTTGAAGTGCTTTGAATCGTTTGGCAGCAATATCTAAAATCTTTTTGAATTCTGTGGCGTGTTCTATCGATTCATCAATTTGATCTTGTGCTTCTTTTGCGGCCTGTTCATCACCTTCTGCAATGGCTTCTTCTAACATTTTTGGATACATCTCTGTATACTCATATGTTTCGCCATCAATAGCTTTCTGAAGGCAATCGTTTACATCAGGCTTACCAACAAGGAGTTCTAAATGGCCCCATGCGTGTTTTACTTCTTGCTCAGCAGTATATTCAAAGTGTTTTGCAACATCTTCATAACCCTGTTCACGAGCAAGTTTAGCAAAATACTTGTACTTCACATGAGCCTGTGATTCACCAGCAAAGGCTGCTTCTAAGTTTTTAATTGTTACAGACATATTTTCTCCTCAATAGAAAAGTATTATCGTAAATACTTATTCATAGTATATCATAATAATCGTTATTTGTCTAATGATATTTTTTCATGATTTCATTAGACAAAATCTATTGTTAATAATTATGCAATAAGTCCTGGTTTGTAAACTGTCTTACCATTTTCTTTCATTGCAGTAAGAACTTGTTTTTTTAAATTTGCTGGATCATAAGAAACATGAACCCATCCAGAGTCAGGAACACCTGGTGTGTAAAACTCAAGAATTAATTGTGTGAAATCAAAATACTGTTCAATATAAGCTGCAAGGTCTGCATTTGCTACACCAGGAATTTCAATGTCAGCTGCTTGGCCCCTACAATGATCACTTGTGCGTGAACCACCAACGGCAGCATTCACATCAGGATGACGAAAACCAGAATTGACTTTTATACCTTTACCATATGCATCACGAATTGGTTGAAGAACCTGTTCACATAAAACACGAAGGTTTTCAATCTCAACTTCACCTGGAGTGTTATCTAGTCCTTTACGAAGGGCTGTCTCGCTTTTGATCATTTCAGCTAGTGAAAAATTAGCAGTTAGTTGCATTTCTTTTTTCCTTTGTTAAATTTTTAATTGTTATAGATTTGCCTTCTAATGAATAATCAAGCTTGTCTCCAACTTTCCAATCAAGTTCATTAATAAGTTCATTTGACAGTTCAACAACCGCTTCTTCTTTATCATTTATTTCAATAACTTCACAAATAAATGACTTAGACATGACTAATTCCAATACTACATTTTTGCAGAAAATTTAAACCATCTTCATTTCTATATGTATATTTATAGAACACATTTCGAATGCCCGACTGATGAATCAATTTCGCACACTCAATACAAGGCGCATGAGTAACAAACATATCTGCATTTTCTGTTGAATTTGTTGATCTTGCCACTTTGGCAACTGCGTTTGTTTCAGCGTGCAATACTTCAGGTCTAGTTTTTAATATTTGTCCGCCGTCCTCATGTTGTTCTATTAATTCTTCACAATTATTATCCCAACCACTAGGCATACCATTATAACCAATACCAATAATTGTATTATCTTTTACAATGACACAACCAACTTGTAAGCGTTTAGCGGAAGATAATTTCGAATACACTTCTGCTGCTTGCATATGTGCATCAATTAACTTCTTTTTCATTTTTGTCTTTTTTGTTTTTGATTAAAACAGAACCAAGAATAGTCGCTTCAATCATCGCATTCTTAAAATCGCTTTTTTTCTGGCCAGACATACCAGCAAGTAATCTTTTAATTTGTTTGCTCAACCGAAAGTTTTTATCACGCTTTAACATAATATCTCCAAGTAAAGCGGGGCATGAAGCCCCGCTGAGTTATGCTGCTTTCTTCTCTTGCAGAAGTTGCGGCTTAAACTCTTTAAGTTCATTACCAATTTCAATCTTGCGTGGTTTCTTATGTTCAGGAATTATATTCTCTAAACCAACACGCAGAATGCCATCTTTAAATTCTGCACCTTTTACTTCTACAGTTTCAGCAATAGTCAATGTTTTTGTAAACGACCGAGTGCCAATACCACGATGCAGATATGTTACATCAGCCTCTTTTTCTTTTCTCTCACCTTTAATCGTAAGAGTTCCATTTTCTGATGTGATTTCAATTTCATCTTTACTGAAACCAGCAACAGCAAGCTCAACGACATAATGAGTGTCATCTAACTTAATGATGTTATGTGGAGGAAAAGATTGAGTTATCTTTGCAGAATCCATATTTAAAAGTTTTTCAATGTCATCAAAGAAACGCTCAAATCCTAATGATGAATGAACCAAAGGTCCAAATGAAATACGCCCTACTGTCATAGTTTTCTCCTTTTAAGCGAGTTAATTAAATTTGTGGCCCATTAGGCACCACAGGTTTATTTATAGTGATGTACTATAAATTCTTAATAATTGGAATCATCAAAGCTCTTTTTGAGTCCAATGTTATATTTAGCTACTAGCTGCCATTCATTTTTTTCTTTAAAAGAAATAATTTTTATTTGATGTATTGGAGCAATATTATCACCAATAATTTGTGGATTTAATATTTTGATTAAGTTCCAATCTTCTAATAATCTAGCAATCGCATTTCTTCTTTGAATGTCATTTTCTGAAATGTTAGATGGTTTGCCATCAAGAGCAAAAAGTTCTTTGAAATGAGTAATGAAATATCTTCCTTGTTTATGGAGAATATGACATGATTGGTAGAGAACTTTTTCTTTTCTTGAAGATACACCAATGCGAGTAAGAGTCTCTTTCACTTTTAAGAAATCATCTTGTTCCTCTAAACTTATCTCGACAAATTTAGTCAAATCAACCATAACTACCTCTTATTCAATCCACCCTTTTGGGTTTGTTCTTTTAATTGTTGGATCTGGTCTTTGCTTAGTAAGCGGAATGCCTCACGGGCTTTTGAATCAGAGAAACCATAGACTTCTTTAATACATTCCAAATCATCACTTTT